CGCCGAGTTTGGGCCGGACTTGCCAGGCTACACCATACCAAGCGCCCTCAACGCTATTTTTGACTATGGCACTGTCAGGGTGGTTGTGATCGACGTATTTGACCCGGCGGTTCACAAGTCCACCATCACGGCGGAGCAAGTGACTCTGGACGCCAATGGCAACGGAAAACTCGCCAAGGAAGGGATCATCTCTGCCACCGTGACGTACCAATCCGCCGCGATCGTCGCCGGAACTGACTACAAGCTAGACCCTGCTAGCGGCGTGATCTCCCGCGTAACGGGTGGTGCGCTTGACGCAGACGCAACTGTGAGCGTCACATACGAGTATGGCAACCCCGCGCTGGTCGCAAGCCAGATCGTCATCGGCGACGTCACACCCGCCGGACTCCGCACAGGCATAGAAGCCTTTGCCGATACGCCTACCAAGCTGGGCTACAAACCCAGAATCCTGATTGCCCCCGGCTACACCGTTGGCAGCGGCGTCGCTACAGCCCTGCTATCTATGGCCGAAAAGCTGAGAGCACACGCTTACCTGGACGTACCTGTTGGCGCGACAGTCCGGCAGGTGATAGAAGGCCGTGGGCCTGACGGTGTGATTAACCTGGGGACAAGCTCTCCACGGGCCGTCCTGTGCTATCCACAGGTCGAGGTCATGGACAAGCGGACGGATCAGCCTGTATTTGAGCCGTTGAGCCAGAATTTAGCTGGCCTGGCCTGCCACGTTGATATGACTGAGAATTTTTGGGTATCGCCCAGCAATCACGAGTTGCGGCGAGTCATAGGTCTGGACACGCCCATCGAATGGTCAATCAGCAACCCCAATTGTGAAGCCAATCTACTCAACGAGGTGGGCATTTTTACGGTCGTGAGGCCCTACGGCAAGGGGTTCACCACCTGGGGTAACCGAAGCGCCGCCTGGCCAAGCGAAACCCACCCGATAAATTTCATCAACGTCCGTGTCGTAGCCGACTATCTCCAGGAGTGCGTTGAGCGCATACTCCTGAGCTACATTGACAAGCCGTTGACCAAGCCTGTACTCAATGCCGCACGGGAGAATGTTTTAGGGATTATTGAGGGCTTGATACGTCAGGGCGCACTGGTGGGCGGTAGCTTCACTTGGCCGGACGCCGATAACCCGCTGACAGAGCTATCCCTGGGGCATGTCTTTTACGAGTTGAGTTTCCTGCCACCGCTGCCCATCGACAAGATCACAGTCCGTGCAGCCATTGACACAACCTGGCTCAAAAACCTCTACGGCGCATAGGAGATAGCATGTCAAACGTATTCAAGCTCCATACAGCTAACTTATACCTGAACGGTAGCAACCTGTGCCACGTAGCCTCCTCAATAACGCTTCCAGCAGTCAAACACAAGGTTGCACTACACGCGCCTACGGCACTGCGGTATTCATTCAACGTCCCTCTCGGCATTGAACCGATGGAGATCACAATAAAAGGCGACTTTGATCCTGGCTTTGTTGCGGCATCACTGGACACCGCGCACATACAAAGTATGCAGATTTACACTGACTTGGTGGAGCTTGATGACTCCCAGGGCCGTTTAAGCGAAAAACAGGTGGTGGCATACATAGAGTGCCTGTTCACAGAGACCACGCCGGGAGAAATAAAGAACGGCGAACCTGTAGAAATGGAATTCAAGGCCAGCGTATTAGCCTACAAGCTAGAAGTCGAAGGCGTCACGATCTACGACCTGAAGGCGCTATCCAACAAACACGAAGTGCTTGGCAACAACCTAAACAAAACCAATAACGAAATCCTTGGGAGATAACCATGAGTGAAGACACTACACCGTACATATACAACGAAAACTGCGAAATCAGTGAGAACAACGAAAACAGTGAAGATGTACTGGATCAATACAACCGTGTCCGAACAGGTAAAAACGGGTTGCCGGAGATACTGCTCGCTAATGGCAGCATCGTAAACTACGTCCGCAAGCCAAAGGCCAAAGACACGTCCATAGCCACTGATCGGAACAAGAAGGGCAACAATGTTGATTTTATCGCCACTCTGCTGTCGCTCGTCATCACTGTTGATGGCAAGAAAGTCAACATGAATCAGATTCTGGATACCTGGGACTGGGACGACCTGAATTTCGTGGCAGGTGAAATGCCCGGAAATTTTTAGTATTTGATGACGCACTTCTGTTTGGGTTTAGCCAGGATACCAGGTTAAGCCTGAACGAAGTACTGGAAATGGACTGTGACGAGATACGCCGATGGGCGAATGCCATAGCGATCCATAAACGGGAGCAAGGCCATGGCAACAGAGTTGCTAGCCTGCGCTGGGAGTAAAGCGAACGACCGAAGGAAGAGAGCGACACGGCGAGCGCAGGCGTCGTCACGCTCATACATTTCATTCACTCCTGCGTCGCTCATTCCATTTTTGAGCGACGCCCAGTTAGAGCCGTAAGGCTTTGATGCTGCCCAAGCAGCCTCAAAGACCAAAGGCTCTTGGGTGGCGTCTTTGGCACTCCGTGCCTTTTAGAGGAAACAGTGTCCGATGTTAAGGTAGGCGTAGTCATCAGATTGGCTGATGCTATAAGCGCGCCACTTGAAAAAGTGGCCGCCAAATTTCAAAATCTTGGCGGTAAGGTTGGTAAAGCCATTTCAGGCGCGAACAACATCACAAAGGTCACCGACAATATCAACAAGACCTCCGCCGCCCTAGATGGCGCGTCACTTGCCACGGAGAAGCTGACAGACGCCACCAGCGGCCTGGTGGATCAGTTTGGCAATGCTCTTCCAGGCGTAACCAGAAAAGTTGAAAACCTCAGTGATGCGATAAAAGAGACAGGCCGAGAGAGCGAAAAGGCAGCCAATAAGGGCAAGAAGCTCTTGGATGGCCTGAGCAATCTCAAGGTGCGGTCAGCCGCGCTCATGCGTGCAGGCGCTACAGCCGCCGCCGCAGGCGCGGGTATGCTGGGAGCCGTTACACTACCTGTAATGTCGGCTGTGTCTAACGACGCTGCCATGCGGAGGCTAAAGGTCGCAACCATGCGGAGCGACGGGACAAACGACCTTGACGCTGTTGAGGGTACAATCAGTTCACTCACCGGATACAAGAGCAAGCTGGACCTGACAGAGATGGCGGCGGGCATGCTTGCCGCTGGTGTAAAAGCAGATGACGTTAACGGCGGTGGACTAAAGGCAGCCCATGACTTGGCCATTCTGGGTGATCTGGACTCCAGGACAGCGGGTCATCAGTTAGCGGAGCTATCGCAAAACGCAGGTATAACCGATTTTGACGCGCTTAAAGATATTGTCGTGAGAGCTTCCCACGCATCCGGCATGGACATGGGGCAGATGATGACCGGATTGACTGGTTTGGCATCTCAGGGAAAGAACCTGGGCATAACCGGTGAAAAAGATTTGGCTGATGTCAGCAGAGTGTTGGCGGGCCTCTCCATGTCCGGCGTGGACAATGGCGAGTCCGTGGTGTCGGGCGTGTTATCGGCGTTACCAAGACTGGGGGAAAAGCTGAAGCACGGCAAGGGTTGGAAATCCCAGGAAGGCGCGAACATCATGCGTTCCTTCGGTATAGGCGACCTCACAGGCCAGTTGTTTGACAAAGAAGGCAACGTAAAGGGCGACGATCTTCAATCGCGGTGGGGCAACATCGTCAAGGTTATCAGCTCCATCAATACGGCCAAAGACGCCAAAGGCAAGGGCATAGGCGATAAAGACAAGATGGTGCTATTGCGGGAACTCTTTGGCGAGGACACGGCCAACGGCCTGGTGAAGCTGGATTTGGGCATCATGAATGGCACCATCACCAAGATGCAAGAACAGGCCCGTGCAGAAGATAAACTAGCGGCTGTCACAGATAATGTTTCCGGCAGATTCCATGCCATGAAGAACTCCCTAAACGAGTCCATGGTGTCCCTTGGAGAAAAGCTGCTACCAACGGTCAACGACCTCATGGCGCGTATAGACGGAATCGTAACCAAACTGACGGCCTGGACTGCAAAACATCCCGGCCTGACACGCTCAATCATGGTGCTTGGGAGCGCTCTGGGGGGGTTGATGGTGGTAGGCGGCGGAGTCGTGACGGCCATTGGCTCTATCGGTCAGGCGATTTCTATGACTGGGTCTGCCTTCACGACTCTGAAAAAGGTTGAGCCTACCCTCACGGCTCTGAAAAGCGGGTTACTGGCAGTCAAAGGCACCGTCTGGTCTCTTTCTACGGCTCTATTCACAACTCCGATTGGGTGGATATTACTAGCTGTAGCCGCCGCCGGACTTTTGATCTGGAAATACTGGGAGCCAATCAAAAAGCTTTTTTTGAGGGTTTGGGAAATCTTTAAAGGAGCTGACCCAGCTACAGAGGCGTTGATGGTGGCAATGTCGCCGCTGGTTGGTATTCCGATGTTGATAGTCAAGCACTGGGACACCATAAAAGCCAAATTCACGGAGGTCTGGGAATCATTCAAGAAGGCTGGCCCGATAGTTGATATATTGCTCTTCGCCGTATCGCCAGTGATCGCTATTCCGGCACTACTAATCAAGCACTGGGACAAGCTTCCAGGGCTATGGGATAACGTCAAAGCCAAACTCACGGGTGTTTGGGAAGCTTTCATGCAAGCAGGCCCGGCCGTTGACGTGTTGGTTGCATCGTGTGCGCCTCTGATTGGCATTCCGATACTGATAGTCAAGCACTGGGACAAGGTCAGTGATTACTTTAAGGGGTTCAGCGAGACATTCAGCGCCGGATGGGTGCCGATGGGCGCGGAGTTCAAAGTTGTCTGGGATATGATCTGCGATGTCTTATACGGTGTTTGGGGGACTGTGGAATCACTGTTTGGGGTGTTCGGGGGAGTTGTTGACATCGCTGGCGAGCTGTTCTCCCTCTTTGGCTTTGGTAGCTCCAAGGCCGATGAGCTTACGGCCTCTGCTGACGGTGTGAGCGAGGCTGTTAACGGCACAAGCGAAGCCCTTAATCTGGGCAAGGCGGTAGCCAGGTTCTTTTTGATCGAACTCATGAAACTGGCTAAGGTGTTGGAATTCTTGCTGGCAATACTCCAGACAGTATTGGCTACTGTCGAAACAGTGTTTAAAGCCCTCTCCATGCCGAACAAAGTGGGTGCCAATCTCATCAGGAACCTGAAAGATGGCAAAGGTTTGGTTGGTTCTATAACCGGGATGTTCCAGGGTACAGGCGACGGGTTTGCCGAACCGTGGAAGCGTGTGGGAAACTCCTGGAGCAAGACATTTACGCCTATTGATGTAAAGAAGCTGGATAAGATTGGCGGTGTGAATTTGGCGGCATCGCCAACGGCCAAGGTCGCAGAGGCGGCAACATCACAAGACCCCGTGAAAGTAACCAAAGGTAAGGTTGACCCGACACCGCAGCCCATCGCCAACAATACGAGCGCCCCGGCCCATGCCCCAGCCGCCGCCGTAGCCAGGAAAGAAATCAAGGGTGGTGACGTAACGATCCACTACGAGCCGAGGCTGGAGTTCCACTCTGGCTCAAAAGAGACGGACAAAAACTGGTTCCTGAAACAGTTGGACGAGAATCAAGCATACATGGCCAAGCTGGTAAAAGAGCAACTTGATGCCCAAGGGCGATGGATGGTTGCCCAATGATGCCATCTGACGTTAAATCTCTGCTGACAGGGACGCCAACTGTCAATAAGGCACTACAAGTACTTGCATACTCGCGCATCAGGGTCAGGGAGACTGGAGCCACAGTACTTCTACTCACGCCGCAAGCTACGGTTTATGCGCTACGGTTGGTTCAAGATTGTTACGAAAATGCTCGCAACAAAGCCAATGTGGTCGCAATCATCACGCCCGTGAATAGCGGTATCGCTGAGAAACTGGCTATCGAAGAGGACAGACGATACCAGGATTTGCCTGTCAGTGGTGACCCAGGCGATGAGTCTCCACAGACCTGGGGGAGTCTTGGAGATATAGAGTTCGATTTAATCGGCAGTCCCACCAGCTTTAGCGGTAAAGACGCTATGACTTATACTCAGCACGACATAATCGGCGCAAAACCCAGGCTCCAATACACAGCAACAAAATTACAGACACTTACGCTAAAAGTGGCCTGGTATAGCAAAATTGTTGAGACTGGTGGTGTCGAGAAGCGGTTTAACGACTTACTCGAAGCCATGCGACAACGGAAGGTTCTTGATCTGATAGTCGGCGATTACACGGTTGGCAGCACCTACGCCGGAAAGTATGTAATAACGGGCATTGACCACACCGTCGCAAAACACAACTCAAACGGCTCCATCAATGCGATGGAGGTGACAATCCAGTTGCTGGAGTGGGTAGAAGCTCCCGACCTGGTTACGACAGAGCGAGAAAAACCCAAGGGGACTACACAAAACCAAAAGCCTACGCCGCAACAAAGCGCTAACATCACACGGGACGCCTCCGGCGCTTACTATCAGGATGGCAAGCGGATGGGAACGGACAAACCGGCATGATGGAATACCTTACCCACAATACCAAAGACGGCGACCGCTGGGACTTACTGGCCTATGAGTATTATGGAAACGCTTTTGCCATTGGGTTTCTGCTGGAAGCCAATCCCGATTGTGCAAGCCTCCCACTGCTACCATCAGGTTTGGCATTAAAGGTGCTTTTAATTGACGCTGAGGTTATTAATCCACAGGAGAGCGTGGGTGTGCCGTGGCGATGATTCTATTTTGCAACATGCGGTGTTGCATTCTGAAACATGGAGTAGTGTATGTCTGAACAAGTTGTTGGTTTATGGACACAATTATGGTTGGATAATAGCGATGTCACTGCGACGGTCAGCCCGTATTTGTTGAGTCTTGAATACAGTGACAACCTTGACGGTGACTCGCCCGACACACTGAAGGTCTCAATAGAAGACAGCACTGGTCAATTCCAAAGCAAGCACTATCCAAAGAAAGGCGCGGCGCTTCGTTTTGAGTTTGGCTTTGATAAGCCAGGACATGAGTTTCTGTTTAAGAGCGCCAACGGCTTTGAGATTGATTCCATAGCCATTAGTGGCCCGCCGGACTCCGTAACGTGGACTGCTTCGTGTCAAAAGCCAAGCGGCGCGATCCATATCCGTAAGAGTCGCGCATGGAAAGACACAACGCTTCAAGGTATAGCCAGCGCCATAGCTGGAGAACACAACATAGAACTTAAATATAATGTTTCCGCTGACATTTCCTTTGACCACATCGCCCAGATGAACGAGTCTGACCTGGAATTCCTGAAGCGCCTGGCCAGGAAATACGGCATACTGCTGTCACTAAAGAGCGGTAAGACCAGATTGACCATCGTGATGAGTGACCCAGACAAGCCGCTGACTACGACTGTGTATGAGATAACTAGAGAAAATGTAATCAGCTTTAAGTTTAATGACAGCGCCATTAAAGGCGCGAAAGGGTCGCAGACAGCCTATTTTGACAGCGCAAATAAAAAACTGGTCACAGCCAGCGCCGCCGGTTCGGGCGAGGGTGAACACGAGATAAGAACCGTAGGCGTCTCGCAAGCTCCAGCAGCTCACGCTCAGGGCAACGTCAATGACGCCGCGAAAGATAAAAATACAAACCAGTTGACGCTTCCGGGCAATCCACGCCTAGTATCTGGTGTTACTGTAAGTCTATCCGGCTGGGGGTTTAATGATGGCGATTGGATTGTAAAGACAAGCGAACACACGCTGACCGTGACGGATGGCTACAAGACTGTTATCTACTTGAGGAGGCCGCAATGAAAAAACTCTTAACATTTTTACTGTGCATGTGTGTCATGCCGCTATTTTCTCATGGAAAGACCATAAATCAAGCCATTAGAGACGCCAAGAAATCGCTCTACGTCTATACAGACGACACCTCTGTGATCTCTGAACTGAGTTCCACTTTTTCGCTACCGAGGGAAACGATGGTGGTGGTCAGCCTTGACGCCGCCAAACGAAGCCGCGGCAACGACTTGAATTGGCTCGTCCAAAGATGCGCTGAGGTCTGGGTGGTCGTTAATGGATCTGTTTCTGAGACAGCGGTTGTGGTTGATCGCAGATACGCCGTTGATGGTAGAAGAAAGGAAGTTTATAAAGATGATATGAAGGTTAAGTCTTATATCAATGAGTGGAAGAGATACAAGTCCAAATCTATTCCATGTAGATAGCAATTTCCAGCCGGAACCGACAGCAAACAGGATGTTGCAACTGGCGGCCTCACGCAAACACTGACCAACATCATGGAAGCTACTCGAAGCATCGGCGAACACGAGATAAGAACAGTAGGCGTCTCGCAAGTAGCCGCTCACGCTCAGGGCAACGTCAATAACGCAAAAAAAGACGAGCAGACAAATTCATTGACGCTTCCTGGCAATCCCCGCCTGGTGTCTGGTGTTACTGTAAGTCTATCCGGCTGGGGTTTCAATGATGGCGATTGGATTGTAAAGAAAAGCGTACACAAGCTAAGTGTGACGGATGGCTACAAGACTGAGATTGACTTGAGGAGGCCGCAATGAAAAAAGTATTAACATTTGTGCTGTGCATGTGCATCATGCCGTTGTTTTCTGAGGGAATGAGTGTAGATAAGGCCATTAGAGATGCCAAAAGTTCTCTCTACGTCTATACAAGTGACCCATCTGTGATCAGAAAACTGTTCTGGGCTAATGCGAAGGTAAAACTGGCGATCACACGTTTCGCTGCCGAAACAAGCCACGGCGATGAACTGGCGCGGCTCGTGAGACGAAGAGACACTGAAGTCTGGGTGATTGTTAATTTTACCGCTTGGGAAACGGCGGTTATTGTTGATGAGAAGTATGTTTTTGATGCGAGAAGAAGGGAAGTTTTCACGGATAAATCAATGGTTAGGCACTATATATGGAAATGGGAAAGCCACAAATCCCACTCGGTTCCATGCAGATAGGTATTGAATCCCCGCAGTAATTTCTAAAACGTTTTCTAAAACAAAAGCCGCAGTCATTCAGATATTGATTGTGTAGGTAGGGGTATGGAGCGAAATGTCTAATCCTGTTCTATTAAAGGGGATCGTATCAGAGGTAGGCTCTGGGGGCCGTGTCAAGGTACGCTTGCCGGACTATGACGATCTGATTACAGACTGGATGCCTGTTTTACAGACGCTAACTCTTGGGGGCAGAACATGGTCTGTGCCGCGCAAAGACACACAGGTCGTGATGCTCTGCGGTCATGGGTTGGAAGATGCTGTTGTAATTGGCTCGCTGTATAGCAAGCCAGACCCGTCGCCCTTTGAATCGAAGGTAGTCATAGGCATGGTTGCGGACGATGGCGTGACGATTAGCTATGATCCCGCCGCCAGTCTCCTGAAGATACAAAGCCCCCAAGAAATTAACATCATTGCCACAAACATCAATATTCAAGCTGACATTGACGTTAAAGGCGACATCACACACACCGGAGATCAAGACCACACCGGCGCTCTGGATCACACGGGCGCGGTCACGCATACCGGCAACACAACGCAGACCGGCACACTGATCAATACGGCCACCATCAGTACTGGGATTAGCCTCACAACTCATGTGCATGGCGGCGTCATGGGCGGACCCTCAACTACATCGGTGCCGCAATGATAGAGATACCCAACCGCCCCTACTGGCAGCCGAAGTTGGGCTGTCTTGGTGAGACTGTGACGGGCCTGGATGAAGTCGTGCAGGCCATTGACATAATCTTTTCGACACTGCCTGGCTCCGTGCCTCTGTTGCCTGAATTTGGCTTTGATTGGCTGAAATACATGGACAGGCCCATCAATAGCGCCATGCGGCGCTTGGAGCGGGACATGATTATGGCTCTCAGACGATGGGAGACCCGCATTGAGGTTATGTATTTGCGAGTGGCCCCACTGGATGCCGCCGTTGGGTCTGTCCTGGCCTGTGTGACGTGGAAGCTAAAAGGCAGTAATGATGCCATTGTACAGGTGCTGGGCTTGGGAATAGAGAGGGCTACATGACCACTGGTATTCAGGTTGAGGGCAGAAAGTGACACTGGCCTTCTTGGAAAAGAGTCCAAAAGCGATACTGAGCGACATACTGGCCGCTTATCAGGACAGCAGCGGGAAGGTTTTATATCCCGCCCAGGTTGAGAACCTGTTGATGCACGTCCATGCTTACCGTGAGTCATTATTGCGGAACGACATTCAATGGTGTGCGGAGCAAAATCTTGTTGCGTATGCGATTGGAGAACATCTTGACGCCCTTGGCGCTATGATGGCTACACCGCGCCTACAGCCAACGGCGGCGCAGTGTCGTGTGAGACTGACACTTGCAGAGCCAAGCACATCTGGCCGGGCTTTCCCGTCAGGCCTACGCATAACAACTGAGGACGGGAAACATACTTTCGAGACGCTTGACCCGTGTTATATAATTAGTACACAAACCAAATCAAACGAAGTCACCGCTGTCTGCACACAGACTGGCAAAAGCGCAGAGAGCCTTAACGCAGGCGTCTTATGCGTTTTAGACCCTGCGATAGATGACGTGACTGTCGAAAACTTAACAGCCACCGAGGGCGGAGCCGACATTGAAACCGACACCGCTTACCGCGAGCGGCTCATGCTATCTGCGGCGCGATTTGGGTGTGGTGGGAGTGCTAAGGCTTATCGTTACTGGGCTTTATCAGTCCCTCTCGTTGTTGATGCCCTTGCCGTCAATGGCGAGCAACGAGGGGATATCAATATATATGTGCTATCGGATGAGGGCGAGCCGTCTCAGGAACTACTGGCCAGGGTAAACGAAGTCTGCAACCAGGATGACGTCCGGCTGATAGGCGACTATGTATATGCGATGGCCGCAATCGTGCGTCCATACGCAATCCGTGCGGAAATAACGATCTACGACACTCATGACACTCAGATTGTGTTGGATAGAGTTAGCAAACTGGCCGCTGAATACGCACAGGCGCACCGTAAAAAGCTAGGCTCAGACGTCACGCCCACTCAAATCCTGATGGCGCTGTCGCCGATGGGCGAAGGTCTGTATCACGTCAACCTCGTTGAGCCGTCCTCCATCCTTGAAATCGGCCCTACTGAATGGGCGGAGGCAACACAAATTGAGGTGACACTAGCAGGGGTGACAAATGCNNAGCACCGTTGAACTCCTGCCGCCCGTCTCGACAGACACGCGAGGCATCGCCTTCGCCGCCGCTCTGGATAAATCACTGGCACTTGAGCCGTGGCAAGCCTGTCCGCTAAAGCTCGAACACGCATCGGATGAAGTTTTGTGGGAGCTTGCCCGCCAGTTCGGCGTTGCCGGGCCGTTGTATCAGGCCATGCAAACACGCGCCAAGAAAGAGCGCCTCGTGGAAATGGCTCTGCGCCTACAGCGCAAACGCTGTACACCCTGGGCTGTTGAAGAGGTGTGCAGGTTACTTGGCTACACGGATGCCAAAGTTATAGATCGTGTCAATCTGCTGGTCTATGATGGCGAGGCAAAATATGACGGCGAACATTTATATGATGCCCGTCTGGATGATGTTGGTAGTGTTAAGAGATACTGCGATGAAATCATATATGACGGCACGTTCAATTACGGCCCGCTAAAAGCGGATTGGACTGATTATAAGATACGCCTCTACATGGACGGCGACAGCCGCGCACTTACCGAATATGACCGGTTACAGGTTGAGCAGTTAGCGGCTGAGTGGGCGCCTCTCCGAAGCCGCCTTGTGGAGATTGTGGCCCGTCACCTCATAAGCACCACGTCCGCAAATCCGGCATATGAGGTCGCACGGGTCTATCAGGTGGTGCTTCTGGACAAGGTTGGCAATAGGCTGGTGTCCCCGCGATTCTGGAAGCAATATCTGGATGACGGCGTGGCTATTCATTGGAGTCTCGCGCCCTGGGAAGTGCGTTTGTCCGAGGTTGTATCAATTCTATTGGTCACACGGCGTGGGACGGAATTGTATTCGGCGGCTGTTAAAGAAGTTAAAACGGTGCGAAACGTGAGTTTGGAGGGCGTGTGGACATTCAAGGCTCAATAAGGAGATGACATGGCATTTTTAGCTAACGATCCCAATGTTCCATGGATCGCGCAAATAGCAGAGATTTCCACGGATGATCCTGTCCTGGGCGGGCCAACCGGCCCTGCGAACAATCCACATCAAGCCCTGGCACATCGCACGGCCTACCTGAAACGTGAATTGGAGAGGATAGAATCGGAAATCCTTGCTATGGGGCCAGTTCAGGCCCACATCAATTCTGCCACCGGGCATTCCGCCACAAGCCTGCCAACACCCGACCGCATCGCACTACGGGACGGCGCGGGTAGGCTCCGTGTGGCATCCCCCGCCGCTCCTGAAGACGCCGCAAATAAAGATTATGTTGACGGTGAGATTGCAGGTGTCAGCGGTGCAGATGTGACTAAGCAGTATGTTGATGATGCGATTGAAAGTGTGTTGGAAAGCGTGAGTAGCTTTAGTGTGCCTGACGCCACGATCAGTGTCAAGGGAAAAGTCCAGCTCGCCACAAACGCTGAGACGGCAACCGGGACAGACGCTACCAAGGTCGTCACTCCCGCCGGTTATGCGTCTGCAATAACTACAGTAATAGTCAATGCGGCGGCTATATGACAATCCGCTTCACACGGCGAGACGGGACATAAGGAGTAATCATGTTATACGCATCAACAGCCACTAAAAACCTATTCGGCACAGACCACGAAACAATCGTGGTGCTATATCCGTTATCCGAAGTTCCCGCCCTCGATCAGAACAACATGCCCGCCCACACGTATATTGTGGATGACTGTGTTGAACTGGGCTGGGTGCGAGATACAACAGCGCCGGGCGTGGTGTTTATCCCGCCGCCGGAACCGCCGGAATATCCTGAACCTGAGCCTATTGACCCATACGCCGGTTTTATAGGCGATCTGACACTGCTAACCGCCACCGGCGGTCAGTTTGATTCTGTAGGCGCGGAATTGAACGCCGTTGTGGGTCAGACCGTGACTGTCACAGGCACAATAACAGACCGCGCAGGGAATGTAATAACCGCGATAAATACACAGCACTTACGTTTACCCGTCCTGCCAACCAATCTGCACGGCTACCCAATCCACGAGGGCCACCCTAGTCTGGCTGATGCGTCAATTGATGAGGGTATCGTCACTGCTGTCTGGACGCCTGAGTTTACTGGCACTTACGCCATAACCGAGGCCGGGGTTAATGTCCGGCTACCGGAAGGCGCGAAGCTGAAGTTTAGTGGTTTGCAGATATTTGTGATGCCCGGTTTGTAGCCCGCCCATAACCAGCATGAACATTGGAGTTGCGATGTATGCCCTTCTCATTCCATTTCTAAATCAAAATTGAAAAAAACGCAATTTTGATTTAGA